TATGTGCCGGAGGATTTTGAGGTGAAGGAAGGACGGCAGGTCATTGACCTTGGATTCGCCTTGGAGATGCCTCACGGCATGGGTGCGTTCATACGTGCGAGAAGCGGGTTTATGGCAAAGGGCGTTGAGGCTATGATGGAGTATTGGGATGGCACTAAAGAACCTATCAGACTTGACGCCTCTACTCCTACTGGCCTTATTGACTCTGGTTATAGGGGAACGCTTGGCGCAGTCCTTGTGGTGAACCACTTGGATGGTTTTCAGAAACGTATATTCATCCCAAAAGGAACACGCATAGCCCAATTGCAGTTCGTAGCCGTTCCTACAACGGATTTGGTTGAGGCTGATGAGCTTGATATGACGGATGATCGTGGAGGCGGCTTCGGACATACGAACAAACAGTAAAGGATATGCTATTCAAGCACAAGGTTATATACAAGGGGAAAGAGTTCGATAGTAGGGATGAGATGAACCGCTACATAGAGCTGTGCAACATGCAGGGCAAGGGCCTCATCTCTAACCTGCGTCGTCAGTATAGCTTCGAGCTCATACCACGCCAGAGTAAGATGGTCGTCAAGCATCTCAAGACCAAGGATAAGATGGTTGAGAAGTTCCTTGAGAACCCCGCCATATACACCTGTGACTTCATGTATTTGGAGAACGGGGTGTATGTCATTGAAGATACTAAATCTTGGTTTTCGAGAAGTGCGGCCGACGACTATCCGCTAAGGCGCAAGCTCATGGTGCAGAAGATACTCGCCCACAACGCCAAGGGTAGGGGACAGTGGATATTCAGAGAGTATATAGTAGGAACAAAGAAAAGACCGGGTAAGATAATAGACAGGTAATATGGCAGGAAGAGTAGAGAACGGAATAATCCTCAACGGCGTCAAATACGAGGCAGTAGAGGCACAGAGCGACGATGCCACGATATGTGAGCACTGTGCGCTCTCAGAGTTGTGTGACGAGGCTAATTTCGACCCTTGCGGGTTATTCGAGGGGATAGTGCACTTTAGGATTAGACGCTGATGGATAAGGATTATATCAAGAATATCATATCAGACATTGCGGCGAAGCGTGTCAAAGAGAACACAGTCCCAAGCTATGCTCTCATGGAGGATGTAAAGCGTGCTGTGTCAGACGACTTGGTGAATGCTCTCAGAGAGATGTGCAAAGACGGTACGTTGGAATGGCACAGAACGCTCAATTCGGTTGGGTTCAGTGTGAAAGGAGGCGTCCATGAGTAAGGATTGGACGGGTGGCTACAACTCGATATTCAAAACGCTTGGTGCGAGCAATCACACTGAACGTGAGAGGCAGAAAGATGACTTCTATTCGACAGACCCAAAGGCATTGGAGCTGTTCTACCCTAAGTTCCCGATACATCACAAAGTGTGGGAGTGCGCTTGTGGAGACGGTTCGCTCAGTGAGTGGCTGTGTCAAAAAGGACATGAGGTACTTAGCTCCGACTTGGTAGACCGTGGCTATGGAACGTATGGCGTTGATTTTCTGAAAGTGGAAAAGGATAATGAAGTGCTGAGCAAATGGGCAAATGGAGAAACGTTTGACATTCTAACAAATCCTCCATACAAATATGCTGCCGATTTCATACTGCACGCTCTCGACCTTATTCCTGATGATGGACGTGTTATCATGTTCCTAAAGACAACATTCTTAGAGGGCAAGCAACGCAAGAAACTCATCTATGACATCAATCCTCCGAGGTATGTGTTCCAGTATTCAGAAAGAATATTGTGTGCCAAGAACGGAGATTTTGATTACATGCGCAGACACGGTGGTAGTGCAGTTGCCTATTGCTTTATGATTTTTCAAAAAAAACAATAAAGAAAAAATTACGGAGGTAAAATGGATATAGGAAACGGACAAATATACAACGACGACTGCTTCAACGTGTTCCCGAAGATAGCGGACAAGAGCGTGGATATGGTTCTGTGCGATTTGCCATACGCTTGTCTCCACAAACGTAATCCGAACACTTCTTGGGACGTCATGTTGCCCATGCAGCCATTATGGGAGCAGTACCGGCGTGTTATCAAGGACAATGGTGCGATAGTCCTGTTCGGACAGGGTGTTTTCTCCGCAAGGCTGATAATTGCGGCTGAGAATATATTCAGGTATTCCCTTGTGTGGGATAAGATGCGCTGCACGGGTTTCCTCAATGCGAACAGAATGCCGCTAAGACAGCACGAGGATATACTGGTATTCTATAAAAGCCTCCCCACATACAACCCTCAGATGACAGAAGGCAAGCCAAGTCATCCGCAAGGCAATGGGACGCACAAGGAAACGAATAACTGCTATGGCTCATACAAACCTCTGAAAACATACGATAAGGTTGCGAGGGTAGAACCAACGAGGCCGGGCATGAAGTTCCCGACAAGCATCATCAGAATACGCAAGGAGCACGAGAGGAATGTATTGCATCCGACGCAGAAGAGTGTGGAGCTGCTACGTTATCTGATAAGAACATACTCCAACAAAGGCGAATTGATACTTGACAATACGGCAGGGAGTATGAGTACCGCAATAGCGGCCATACGGGAGAAAAGACGGTTTTTAATGGTTGAGAAAGACGAACACTATTTCGAGATAGGAAAGAAGCGGATAGAGGGCGAACTAAATAACCCAACATTGTTTTGAACCAAATGTTTAACGTTAAATATTACAATTATGGCTATTAGAATTGATGAAAACACCATCTTTGAGGATGGCAGAATGAAGAAGATTAGTAAGGCTAAGGCAGAGCCTAAGGCGGAAGCTGAGACCGAGGAAGAGCCTAAGACAGAGGAAGCAAAGGAAGAGCCTAAGTCAAAGGCAGGACGCAAGCCCAAGGCTCCTATCAAAGGAAAGGAGGCATAAGCATGAGCAAGAAGAAAACCAAGGAAACCGCTATCCCCAATCAGGGTATCGGTTTCGGCAAGGGTGTATGCGTGGGCAATTTCCGCCTTTACAAGATACGCAAGGGTGTTGGCAGCAAGGAGACCATAGAGGCTCTTGTGGTGTCAAGCCTAAGCCAGTCTTGGAGTGTTACGATACCATGCACCTTGCCTATCTATAATCTCATAGAGGACGCCTATGAAAGTTTCCAGAATGGAGATGGATGGATGCTTGACATGCTATTGGACAACTTCTTGTATGCCACGACTGTCCCAATAGCTAAGTATCACTATCTTGTAAACTGTATTATCAGAATTTTCGCCGATCCTAATGGCGAGGTCGAGAAAGACGGGAACAAGTTTAAGCTATATGATGCCGTGGCCAATGACGTGCGATGGATTGGAGAGCGCATAGCTACTGAATATGAGCAAGATAAGCTCAACGAGGAGCAGCATCCTGACGAGGAAGCCTTGAAGCGCGACGAGACATTCCACGATATGGTCGAAGAGCTTCAAAAAATGGAGAAAAAAGACGCAAATGATGGCGCAAAGTCATAATAATTTGTTACCTTTGTAGGTGAATACTTTGTTGAGTTCTTCATATTTTTAGAAAGTTTGATTTAACTTGTGCGGGCCGTGCGTGAGCATAGCCCGTTTTTTGTTATAGGTCATCGTCGTGCGTCTTTCTCCATTCTTTGTACAGAGGGCACTCGACAGTACATCTTATCGGCATGTAATAGTTCACGTGGTCATTTCCCGTGTCAACCGTCTCCGAGTTCTTTCTGAGCATTTCAGAATACTTCACGAACATCTCTCCACGCTCCTTGCTGTTCTCCGGCAGGGACTGTGCCACACGAAGTATCTCCAATGCCGCTTGTTGGCTGTCAATAAGCGTACCGTCTACAGCAGCGGCAGACGGGGCGTTATGCCTTCTTGACCTGTCCTTGACAACGGACTTAAACTTGTCCTCTGATGCTATTGAGCTCATAATGTTGTTGGCTTCCAACACGGACTTGGAAGCATACTCAGGGAACGCCACGTAAAAGGCGTCCTGTCTCTGATAGCCGATACTCATAAGGTCAGCCATCACAAGTTCGTTTATTCCGATGCCGTAGCTGTCAGCCTCAGCTTTGAGTTTCTTTGTATAAATCGAATTTGCCACGTTATTAAAAGTATTAAATGTGTTAATAATTATTCTACTTTTTACATACTTCCTGCAACCGTTTGAAACGGATTGCGGTATCGTATCGGACATAACGAGTGCCCGCTACCGACTATCCG